CAAAATCCTCAACGGTCGTAGCGATCCGTACGACCGCACGCTTCACAAGATTCAGAAATTCCTCGACGAGCGCGAGGCCGAAGCCGCGGCGACCGCGGTGGCCGGAAAAAAGCGAGCGTCAGCATGATCGCCGCGCGCAGCTCCGTTCGTCGCGTTCATCCGTGTCAATCCGCGCAACCGAATCAATGCGAGCTGTCGACGCGCATCGGCGTCCTTGAAATCCTCGATCGCTGCGGCGAGCGCCTCGGCGTGTTCACGGTCTGACGTCATGGGCTCCACTCTCCGCGATCGCCAGGTCTCGCGTCTTCTCCTTTCATCGGAGATACGGCCGAGCATGGCAAAAGCCGATCTCCGGAAAACGGAGAACTGGCAGGAGCTCGGCCGCGCGGTCGATCGCGTGCGCACCATGCACCGCTTGTCGCTGAAGGAATTCGCCGACGCGCTCTCGACTGAGGATGCGCCGCGCGACGAACGGCAGGTCGGGCGCTGGATCGAAGGCAAGGAGCGCCCGCAGGTCGACGTGATCTTCGGCGTGCAGAAGTTCCGGCGGTCGATGGTGATCGCGCTCGCGGAGGAAGCTGGCGAGGGCGTGGAAGTCGACACAGTCGTGACGATCCGGAGGCCAGCATGACGGTGTTTCTGTTCGCGCTGTTCGTCTGGGCCGTCGTCTTCCCGGCCCTCCTGTCGCTGCGGAGCGTGGCCTAATGGCCCGCGTCGCAAGCCCGCGCGGCAAGCTCCTGACCACGCGTCAGGCGGCCGAATACCTCGGCGTGCATCCGAGCTTCGTGCGACGGCTGCTCGCCGCGCGGAAAGTCGCGTCGTTGCGCGACGACAACGGCCGCTTGATCGGGATCTACGAGGCCGACCTCGACGCCTGGCAGGACGCGCACCGTCGCGAAGCGGAAGGGCAACGGTCGCCGCGCGAAGTCACCGACATCGATCGGCTCGTCGCGCAGCTGCCTGGCGCGGGGATGTTCTCGTGAAGGCGGCCGCGATTCGCCACGGCGGAGACGTGGAGCAGACGCCGCTCGGCGCGCAATGGACGCCCATCCGCCACGTGGCGTGCGGCACGGTCCTTCGGTTTCAACAACGGCGCGGCGAGGAGTCGAGCGCGCTTTACTGCGCGACGTGCCGCCGCGACGTCGAGAAGCACGAAACGGATGCGCGCGGCGCCGTCGTGGTTGTGATGCCGGGCGATTTCGCGCGAGCGGAGGCGTGATGGCAGACCGTGGCTACAAGTTCGCGCTCGGCGAGAAGGTCCGCGACAAGGTCACGGGCCTCGAAGGCGTGGTCATCGGCCGCGCGAATCACATCTCGGGGTGCGACACGTTCGGCGTGCAGTCCTCCGTGCTCAAGGACGGTGTGCCAGCCGACTGCAAGTATTTCGACGAGCCGCGGCTCGTGAGTCTCGGCATGACGGATCTCGCGACCGTGGACACACGGACGCACAAGACCGGCGCCGATACGACGCCAACGTCGACGCGAGGGCTGTGATGGTGCGGCATCGAGACGATGCGATTTGCGCGAACGACCTCTACGCGTTTTCAGCCGAGGACTTTGACGACGACGTCGACGATCTCGACGACGACCTCGACGATGACGACGAGGAACTGGACGAGGACGAGGACGACGATCTCGACGATGAGGATAGGGATTAGGGATCAGGGTTCGGGCCACCTGCCGGGCTGATATCACCACCAAAGGCGCGGCGGTCGCGGCAATTCCGTCGTGGGGCGTGAGGGAACGGCAGGTAGGTGGTGGCCTGAAATAACAAAGCCGGGCGTTCGAGCGCCCGGCGCCACGACACCGCGGCTACAGGAGGCCGCGACGCATGGTTGTTTCGGCTGTCGAGAATAACACAGCGACGATAGAGGGGCCGCGAGTCTCCGGTCCCCGCGGCAAGCTCTCGCGCGACGCCTTCGAGCGGTTTGTGCAAGGCGGCGAAGGCATCGGCCGCGCGCCAGACATCCACGTTGCGCAACCCTTCGAGATCCTGCCGTGCAGCTGCGCTGACGCCAGCTGCCTCGGGTGGCGCGTCGTTTCGGTGCCCGCGATCTCGCTCGTCGATGAGCTGCTCGCCGCGTTGAAGAGCGCCGTGGAGACGATCCGGGTCTGGCACGGCATGAACGAGCCGGACGACATGGCGCCGGCGATGTGGCAGCTGTACCAGCAGTCGCCCGAGATGCGGCGCATCAACGCGGCGATCGAGAACGCGGAGCGGCGGTCGTGAACCTCTCGCATCGCAACGCGGCAACGCAGCTCCACTATCTCGACGACGAGCTGTGGCTCGACACCGACATTGCTGAGCGCGACGGTCTCTGTATTGGCGTCGGCTCGACCCTCATCGAAGCTGCACGCGACGCCGAGAAGGAGCTCGAGGCGCGACTCCGTGAACTGCGCAGCGCGATCGCTGAGGCGACGCGCGAGAACGAGGCCGCAGCAGCATGCGCCGCGCACGACGCGCACGGAGGCGAGCAGTGAGCGACTTCCTCTCGCTCTGGAACGCGTTGACCCTCGCCGAGCAGTTCCGACTCGGCGCGGTCCTCATCGCCGCGGCCATCATCTGCTTTCTCGCCGGCGTCGTGTTCGGCCCGGAGCTGCTGCGCGCGGCGCGCGACGAGGCTCGCGACTGGCTGCCGCCCGACGATCTCCCGCATGCCGGTCACTGGCGCTTCCGTCACAAGCGGCTGCTCGACGAGCGAGACCGCAACGGTGAACCCGTCTCGCAGGCGCAGGAACGCGCGGTCCTGAACATCGCCGCACGCTGCGGCGAACGGCCGATCCGCGTCGTCCCGCTGCCGATCGAGCGGTCGATCAAAGTCGAGATTCGATAGGAGAGTCCATGCCTGAAACCGAAGTTGTCGATCCGAACGAGGGCGAGCCGAATCACCTGGTTCTCCGTCGGCCGGATGCGCCGGTCAACCTGAACGAGCTCGCCGCCCTCAAAGGCGAGGCGCTCGAGATCATCGAAGCCCGCGTCCAGATCCTCGCGACCGTTCGTAAGGCGGCGCTGCGCGCGACCAGCCCGACCGACTGGCTGCTGTTCAAAGCGCCGGACGATCAGGGCGGTCAGGTCGTCGGCTACCTGCAGGATTGCGGCTGCGATCGCGTCCGCGATCTCTTCGGGATCAACATCTTCAACGTCTCGACGCCCGAGAAGATCTCGACCAACGATCCGAAGGTCTTCCACTTCATCATTTACGGCAGCGGCCGCTGCAACCTGACCCGTCAGGTCATCGAGAACATCGTCGGCGGCCGCGCGTCGACCGACGATTTCTGCCGCGACAAGTCGGGCGCCGATCTGGAGCTCGCGGTCCGCAAAGCCACGCGCGCGAATCTCGACGGCAACATCGTGCGCGAGCTCGCCAGCCTGGCGGGCGTGCCGATCGAGGAGCTCGCCGACGCGTGGGCGGGCACCTGGAAGAAGACCGAACAGTGCCGGCGTGGCCGCGGGTTCGGGTCGAAGAGCGAGCGCCTGGGCGGCACGTCGACGCGCGGCGGCGCCGCGGACGTCGAGCCGCCCGTGTGTCCGCACTGCGGCGCGAAGGGCGTCTACCGCCAGGCCAAGGGCGAACCGGGCACGCGCGGCTATCGCGCCCCGTTCTACGGCTGTCCGAATTACGAGAAACACAGCGACAAGAAGTTCATCGTCGACGCCGCGAAGTGGGAAGCAGAGCAACTCGCGAAGAAGACCACGGCCGCCGCGCCGGCCACGGCCCAGAACGGCGCGGCGACGAAGCCGCTCTCCGCTAACGACGTCTTCGGCAAGGGCGATCGCGAGCCTGGCTCGGACGACTGACCATGCACCAGGCCCCCACCTACACGCCCGCGCAGATCGCCGACACCGTCAAGTCGGCCTGGTCGGCGTTTCTCACCGCGAAGCAGCGTCCCAACCAGCCTCACGATTACGTGTACGCCTCGTCGTATCGCGCGTGCGAGCGGCGCATGGTCTACGAACTCGTCTCCGCCGAACAGCTCCCGCCATGGCCCGCCGACGTCCTCGCCAAATTCCGCCGCGGGGAGGATCGCGAGCGCGACCTCCTCGCGGACCTGTCCCGGATCGGACGGGATGCGGAGCCGACGTTCAGCCTGGTCGGGCAGCAGGAGCGCTTCGCCCTCAAAGACCACAAAGGACGCACAGCGATTGTCGGGAAGGTGGACGCGCGGCTGCAGGTCAATGGCGTGCGGGCGCCGCTCGAGGTGAAGGCCTGGTCGCCGCAGCTCGTCGATCGGATCGAGACCTTCGAGGATCTGTTCGAAGGGCCGTGGACACGGTCTGGCGCGTACCAGCTCCTGTCGTATCTGTACGGCGCCGGTGAGCCCTTCGGGTTCCTGCTCCTCGATCGCAGCGGATTGCCGGTCCTGCTGCCGGTGGAGCTCGACGAAGAAGCGCTTCACGTTCCGATCGAGCCGGCTCTCCCCCATCTGGTCGGTCTCGACCTCGACGAAGGTGTAGTGCCCGCCCTCGGCGCGCACCGACAGGCGAAGCGTGCCAAGCGCGCCGGCGTACGTGCGTGATTTCGGCGCCGTCGTGTGTTGCGCGAGACCGATGCCGGGAAAAAACTCGTCGGCCAGCGCCAGCACGTCGGCGAGCTGCAGGTGTGAGCGATAGAAGTGACGCATCAGGGAATGTTCGAAGGTCGTTCGTTGAGCACGTCCTGCATCCAGTCGATCCGCTCCAGCGGGTGCAGCGAATCGCGGCGAAACCGCAGCGCGACCGCCCACGTTCCCGCGATCACGAAATTTAGCTTCGCATGGTAC